TTCGGCCACACCCCAGAGAGAGACTGGGATTCCAGGAAGCAACGGATGTAAAAACGCTCTGTAACCTTGGAATAAAAGAGAGTTTAAGGTTTGAATCCTTCTACTCTCTTTTTCATACTCATGGTAACATTAAAACTAACAGACATCATTCCAAAGAAGCAAGACAAGAAAGCTTTAAAGGAATGGAGAGAAATAAAGAAGAGTGTCCGAGACTTAGAGAAAACAGGAGCTTGGCCCATCATAGAATATGAAAAATAACTCTAGAGGGACGATGATGTTTTATATATTCGAACGATCTGTTAAGTCCCTACAAAGGGCAATTGGGGCACCATGCCCCCCCCTAGATTATATATGCCTTACAAACTAAAATGATCAGAAAACCTAAGAACAAAATGGATAAATACAAAGAGAAGATAATTAAACGCCTTTACAAAGTTAGAGATCGCCAGGAGGTAATAGAATGTCTAAATTCTTCAATCAAACAGCCTCTATTCAAGTAGCCCTAAGAAATGCCTTTAGAGGTTATCCAATCAAGAAGCAATGTTTGACTGAAGCTATTTCTTTAACTGAAAAAGGGCCAAGAGGGGGAGCTATGTGTTATTGTAATCACTGTGCACTAGCTTTTCCAATGAAGGATGTGCAGGTAGACCACATAGAAACAGTAATCCCCTTAGATCGACCAATTAAAGATTGGAATGAATATATATCTCGATTATTTTGTCCCCTAGATAATTTACAAGTCCTTTGCAAACCCTGCCATCAGATAAAATGTAATCGTGAGCTAGAAGCACGCAAGGACTTCAATAGAGCCTCTCTAATGCTGTAAAAAGCTATCTTTCTTTCTCAATACATTTAAATAAACTGCTCCCTTCTGAAACATTAGTGTTTCAGCTTACCGCTGCTTCTTCCACTGCCTTGATTCAATCCAGATAGCTTTTTAGGAAGGCTCGGCCTTTGCAGGCCTCGCTATAGCTACCCAGCCCGCCTACACAGCCAGCATAGCCAGCCAGCCTGTCGGCGGGGCTATGCGGGTGTGGGGGCTTGCTAGTTATGGGTTTGGCTAGCAGCTAGCTAGCCTAAGAGCACCCTTATAAAGTCTCGCTATTCACTCGCCATTATAAGGCCGCTGCCCTCAGGCCTCACGGCCCTCGGGCCCTATGGGCCCAAGTTGTAGTATGCGATTGTTGGGTTTGGTTTGTTTTTGTTATATAGGAACCCAGCCGCAAATTTTAAAAAATATAAAATGTTAGTTAGGCTATGGAATACGACAGCTGGCAAAAGAAGGTACTGAGTACTAAAGGCAACCAAGCCATATGTGCTGGACGGCAGGTAGGGAAGAGTACCGTGATTTCGGAGGATGCTGGGAAGTATGCACTGGAGAATGGTGACAAGGTAATAATGATAATTGCATCCGTTGAACGTCAGGCCTTATTATTATTTGAAAAAGTCCTAAGTTATATATACCAGAATAATAAAGGGATGATTTGTAAGGGGAAAGACCGTCCCACCAAACATATGTTGAAATTAACTAATGGAGCGGTGATTCATTGTCTTCCCACTGGGGATTCGGGATATGGAATTAGGGGTTTTACTATTGACCGACTTTATGCAGATGAAGCTGCTTTTATAAAAGAAGAGGTTTGGGCAGCAGTAACTCCCATGCTCGCAACCACTGGGGGAGACATTATTTTATTATCCACTCCGATGGGGACTGAGAATTATTTCTATAGAATGTGTCATAATGATGGATTCACGTTTACTCATGTGAATGCAGAGGATATCGCAGAGAGTAGGCAGGAGCCCCAAAGAGGCTACATGAAGGAACATCACAAGAATGAGAAGGAACGGATGACCAAATTACAGTATAAACAAGAATACTTAGGAGAATTTGTTGGAGGAATAAAGAGAATGTTCTCAGATGAGCTAATTAAGGATAGGATGATAGCAAAAAAGGATTATAAACCAAAATATGCTAAGTTTCAAGGAGTAGATGTGGGTAGAACTGATGATGATACTGTTTTGGTTTCAGTGGACAGAGTGGCTAAAAAACAGCTAAAAATGTTCGATTTAGAGATATTACCTCCACAAAAGCTGACAGATACAGCTAGAATCATATCTCATAAAGATAAATCCATAAATCATAAGAAAATATATATAGATTCAACTGGAATTGGATGGGGAGTGTATGACCCACTATCAGAAGACCCTCAAACGAAGAGAAAGATAGTTTCAATTCAAAATGCTCAGAAAAGTATAGATAAAATCCCTGGAAAGAATACACCTAGAAGAAAACCATTATTAAAAGAAGATTTATACTTCAATTTACTTAATCTTATGGAAACGGATAATATCGAGCTATTTGATGATCCCAATTTAGAACAAAGCTTGAGGAGCGTACAGATTGAACACAACTGAGGAGAGACAAAGATATTTGGAAATTACACCCACATTGCAGAAGCTTTGATAAGAGCGGCCTGGTGTATAAAAGACAAAACTTTAAATATTTACATTTACTAAAATTTACATGGAATTTATAGCAGGATTTACTTTTGGGATAAGTCTTTACAGCACAGCGTTAGTTTTATTATTGTGGAAGAGGTATATAAAATAAAATGGCACATACTGGAATATTCGCTACAAGCGATGAAATATTAATGAAGGCAGGAGAGAAGGTAGATTCCACTGGAACAACAGAAGCTAGAATAAATTCTCTTTGCACACAATTGGAAAGCACAATAAATGTTCTTTCGGGTTATAATTGGTCCACAGCATACTCTGAACTAAATGCTATTGCTAGAGGAATCCTGAGTGAAATTGAATCAAATTTAGTGGCAATTTATCTAATTCAATTTAATATGTCTGGATATACTTCGAGAATTGAAGCTGAAGACATGATAAACGTATTAAGGGATGGAGCCTTAAGGGGGTTAAGCCTAATGAGAGACGCAGAGAAAAGGCGATTTATTCAAAATGCATGATTTTAAGAAATTCCCAGAACTGACTAATTCTCAATTACAAGAATTCTATTTTGAAAGCCCACACAAACAAATAACTGAAAATTTTACAGCCACAGTGACAAAAGTACATGATGGAGATACCATTAGAGTAAAAGCAGATTTTAGAAACTTTGATTTCCCAATTCGTTTAGCAAATATTGCCGCAGCAGAATTAAATGAAGAAGGGGGAAAAGAAGTCCAACAATGGCTAGAAAAAAGAATATTGAATGAAGAAGTAGAGATTTTAATAAACCCCAAGAATAGAGTTGGAAAATGGGGTAGAGTTATTGGGGAGATTTTCTTTGAAGGCATGAGCATAAATGATGAATCTTTAAGGGAGGGAAAATCTACTGAATTTAATAGTTCTGAAGAAAAGACATTATTGAGTATAGAGGAGGTTTTCATAAATCACTAATGGTTTTAAAAATCCCTCCAGTCCCCACTATTTTTGATAATTCAGAAGCATTAACAAGCCAACAATTTGCAGGCTACCAAGAGGACACAGTGGCCCCAGGCTCAGATGAAGGTTATAGCCTATATGGGGGCTCAGCTACAAGTTTAGAAGGGATTACCTTACCACCAGGAAATATAAGGAATTTGAGAGTGAATCTGGGGACAAATGGAGTTTATGGGTATTATCTTGAAGAAAACTATCCAGTCCTAATCTCATTACAAAAAGATGGATCAGATACAGCTTTAACAGTAGGATATACTGAAAAAATTCAAGCAGCTTATGATGTAGATGATTTTAGCCCGAATTGGAGCAGCACAAATGCATCTAGATTTACTTCGGGGAATGATATTTGGGGAGCAGGATGGAGTAATCAATATAGCGGGGCATTTAACGGGTATTCAAATGGAGGAGCAGGAGGGGCCTGGTATATGTATAAAACACTAGGTACGACTTGGGGGGCTGGAAATTATTATATTTCTCTAAAATGTAAAAATTATAATTATTATGGGAGAACTTTACCAACTTCAATTAAAATTAGAATGGGACAAAATCATTCAAATTATTATGAGTATGATTTAAAACAATTTTTTAGCACAGATGGAACTGGAAATCCAATTTCTAGTATTGCATACCTTAAAACTTCAGAGTATGACAGTACAGTAGGCTCGCCAACGACAAGCATAACTTATTTTGAAATTTATGTAGATACAACTGCGACGGGGACTTCAGATAGTTTGAGATTTTATGATTTAAAATTTACTTATGGAATGTCTGGAGAAACTGGAAGAAAAGAGAATTATCAGGACGCAGTAGAACTCAATGGAACTGAGAAAATACAAATTTATATAAAAGCTGGGGAACTAGGATCAGCAGTGTCTGGAGCTTCATGGTCTTTAGATTACTTTGAAAACCAATAAAAATGGGAACATATGACATAAACTCGGCAGTGGCAAGCGATTTAACAAACGTTATGACGGACTATTCAGTAGACACTCAATCAACGGATGGCCCAACAGACACAAAAGAGACAATTTGGACAAATACTAAATGGGCACAACAATTTGGTTATTATAAGGAAATTCCAGAGTTAAATGTGTCAATAGATGCAAAATCCACATGGACCGTAGGAAAAGGAATTAAAGCAAATGAAGAAACTCTGATGTTGTTAGATACCATAAATGGATGGGGAAAAGATACCATAAACACAATTCTAGAAAATGCAATTAGGACATATTATATTGGAGGAGATTTCTTTGCTGAGATAATTAGAGATGATGAAGAGAATTTAATTAATTTAAAACCACTAGACCCAGGAGCAATTTCAATTGTAGTAGATAGACAAGGGAGAGTTTTAAGATATGAGCAAAGCACAAAAGTAAAAAACAGTCCTAAGAAATTCCAACCAGAAGAAATGTTTCATCTATCTAGGAATAGAGTTGCGGATGAAATACACGGGGTATCAATTATTGATAAATTAGAACCAATTATTTTAATGAAGAACGAAGCTATGGCTGATTTTAAAAGGATGCTGCATAGAAATGTAGAACCAATGATGATTTTTCACTTAGACACCGACGACGAAACAGAAATAGCTAAATTTAAAGCAAAGAGAGACGCAGCAAAAGGAAAGGGAGAAGATATGTATATCCCTAAAGATGCAGTGATTCCAGAACAAATAAGTTTAGCTGGAAACGCTACACTGAATCCTTTGCCCTGGATTGAAAGCTTAGATAATAAATTCTATGAATCGTGTGGAACTCCAAAGATAATTGTAGGGGGAAGTGGGGAATTTACAGAAGCAAGTGGAAAGATTGCTTATTTAGCTTTCCAGCAAAATGTTGAAGAAGAACAACTATTTCTGGAAGAACAATTTCTAGCACAATTAAATTTAGTAATTGAATTAGAATTTCCAGCAAGTCTTGAAAACGAACTTCTTTCAGATGAATCAAAAGATGGGCCTCAAAATATAGATGCTAGCGAAACAACCACAGGAGAAGGTCAATAATGGACAAGTTATTACCACTGATATCCACAGTAGGATTCCCGATTGTGATTTGTTTATATGTATTAATTAGACTAGAAACAACATTAAAGGAGAACACTAAAGCAATAACTGCATTAGTTTACAAACTAAAATGAGTGCAAGAAGTGACCGAGTGAGAAAAAGAAGCATTAAACATTTGGGGAAAGATAGGACAAATGAAATTGAAAAAGAAAGAAAGAAACAGAGAAGTATGTCTTCTTCTGAAAGAAAGAGCCATAGAACAAATAAAATTAAAGAAATAAAAGATAATAAAATAAAAGAAAAAACAACTAATATTAATTTAGATGGAAGCAGGCCAAAGCAAACAGTTAGCAAGAGAGCAAAAGAATTAAGACAAAGTCCAAATATTTTAAAGAAAGCAGCAGGAGTATTAGGGGACCCTAAGACTACTGCAGTTTTGGGTACAACTCTTGCAGCACTTACAGGAGTAGGGGCAGCAACTGGGGCCTTAGGGGCAGGGAGTGCTGCGGCAGGGGCAGGGGGAAGAGCAGTAATAACTCAAACTGCATTTAGAGGAGCGGCTACAAAAACAGCTCAAAGGGCATTAGTTGGAAGGCCCGCAATAAGTTCAGTAGAAAAATTATTTAGTTTAGGAAGAGGAATAGCAGCAAGATATGCAACAAATACAAAGTCTGCAGGACTAACAAAATCATTTTTAATAAAATTAGGAATTGGACTGGGGGCAGTAAGTTTAATTAAAGACGCAATAGGAACTTATCCCTTTGCAGGATTTCTTAAAGAGGAAGCAATACAAACAACGAGCTTCGGTTTTAAACAAGCAGAAGAAAACGGAGACATAGAGGGAATGATTGCAGCAACAGACCAAATAAGAGAAATGCTAAACGCGGAGAAGAGCATAGTGGATAGCATACCATATGCAAATGTTCAGAAACAAGTAATAGCATATATGGCCTCAGCAAGAGTAACTTTAGGGATTCAAGAACAATTAATCGCAGACAGGCAAGCAGGAGAGCCAAGTGAATTCGAGGAGAATGTAGAAGACGCAAGGCAGTTAAAATTAGAAAGAAGACAACAAGACGCTCAATATTTCGCATTAATCCGAGAAGGAAAATTTGAGGAAGCAGAAGAGCTATTACAATCACAATTAGAAGGAGGTGTGCAATAATGACAGATGAGCAGACGAATATTGAGAACCAAGAAGAACAAACTACGAGGGAAGATGTTAAAGAAGAAAAGACGTTACTCCAAGAGGCAGAAAGCCAAGCGAGCAGACTTGAAGCTGCAAACGCAAAGACAGAAGAACTCTTACAGCGACAAGAAAAAATAGCTATGCAAAATATGTTAGGCGGAAGAAGTGAAGCTGGAATGCAACCAGCCCCAGTAGTCCCAGAAACAGACGAAGAGTACACGGCAAGATTCGAGAGCGGTCAAGTTGATTTACTTAAATGATTCTAACTAAGAAAATTCTAGAGGAAGAGATTCAGAAAACTAAGAAAACAATTCAAACCATAAAGACTATGAAAATTGAATCCAAGAAGAAAGGAGAACAAATTGAGAAAGATTGTGATATAGGATTGGAACTCAATAATTTTGTTTTAGAGAAGCTACAAGAAAAATGCATAAGTATTTAGTTTTTAGAGGAGCCCCAAACTTAATGAGGAGAGTAGTCGAAGATTTACAGAATATCTACTACAACTACATTAACAAGAAGACTGGAGAACCAATAGGAATGCTTCAGTTAATGCCTAGAGAGGTCAAGACGTACGAACTAGCTTTCCCAGCCACAGAGAAGGCAAACATCAAAAGAGACGTCCAGAGGGTCTTAGATAAGCATAACGCAGGGATGGCTGGAGGGGTAAGCGTCCACTGGGGACCGTTCAAGAAGGACAAATACAAGAAAACTGGAGAAGAGATAATATGATTCTCACAGATAAATTATTAACTTTATTATTAATTTTAGGGTTCATGGGATTCATCCTCAAATGGATTCAATTGAAGAAAGAGGGAAAGCTTTAAATATAACTTCGGTTACCTTAATGCATGGCAAACGAAGTAACTCAAGTTGAAGGTCCTTATGAAGCACATGATTTCACTGTGGCTGACGGAGCAGGAATAGTTCAAAACACTATTTGTAAATTAACTGACCCAAGAACGGCAGCTGCTTCAAGTGGAGCAGACTTATTTGCTGGAATTGCAGCTACTGAAAAAGTAGCTTCTAACGGAAATGTAAACTTAGGTCTTTGGACTACTGGAACTTTCGTAATGACAGCAGCTCCTGGAGCAGCAATTACAGAAGGGGCAATGGTAGTATTA